CGGAATCGCGGGAGGTTCGAATCGTCACGAATCTATGCGTGTACTGGGACGAGATCTTTCTTGGTAATGATGTAGAGGCGCCAGAGGCGGTGATAAGCCGGGTGCCGGCGGTGTCTGGAGAGCTGCGATTCCGAGGGTTCTCAGCGACGAAGATCGATCCTGAGCGGAAACAGCCGGAGGAATTCATTTACGCAAGAGTGGGAGCGGCGTCGACCTGGAATCCCACGCCTGGGCTTTATACGCGCTACGGAGATGTGAAGGAACTGCTGGAGAGCGTGGACGATAGGTTCACGATTCTAGGTTCAGGCGACGAAGTGCGACTGCAGTATCGCGCGGATGCGTTGCCTGGCTTGAAGCCCGGGTGGAAGAGAGAGTTTATCTTGAAGGTGGATGGCTGGGCAAAAGACCGCGATGCTAACACGGCATTTTCTCAGACCGTTGAGCCACTGCCGTTCCATGCGATGAGCGCGTATCCTTATCGTCCGGACGAGCATTTCCCGGAGGACACGGTGCATGAGCGTTACCGAAGGGAATACAATACTCGGTCGGCGCTGCGCCTGATCAAGCCACTTGTGGATTAGATGACGCCGAAGATTCCCATAGCGGCAATTACTGACGAGTTCTCGCCGGATCTCGAGATCGCGCTCAAGGCGATGCAAGAGATCGGGATGAGTGCGGTGGAACTGCGCGTGATATTCGGGAAGAACATCATGGATTTGTCGGACGAGGAGTTGGACCGGGTGGCTGAAGCTGTGCGCGGACTCCGGGTGATCTCGATTGCGTCTCCGTTGTTCAAGTGTCTACTGCCGGATTCACCGCCAGTGGACAGCCGGTTTCAGCACGATGTTTTCGCGGCGAAGCACACGTTCGAAGATCAACCGCGCCTGGCGGAACGTGCGTTCTTTATTGCCAAGAAACTTGGGGCCAAGATCATCCGCGTGTTTTCTTTCTGGCGGGTGGTTCAGCCGGAAGCTTGCTTTGAAAGGGTGGTAAAGGAGCTCGGCCAACTTGCTGAGAAGGCTGCGCGGCACGGTTTGACGATTGGCTTGGAGAACGAGCACGCCTGCAATATTGCCACGGGTGCAGAGACGCGGCGCGTGCTGGATTGTTTAAAACATTCGAACTTAGGGGTGGTTTGGGATCCCGCTAATGCGTATGTGTCGGGAGAGAATGCTTTTCCGCTGGGTTATGGATTGCTGCCGCCGGATCGGATCTTACATGTACATGCGAAGGATTGTCATATGGAAGGGCACACGCCGATTTGGGGGCCGCTCGGGACGAGGGCAATCGATTGGAAGGGCCAGATCGCGGCGTTGCTGAAGGATGGATATGCGGGGTACTTGAGTCTGGAAACACATTGGGCGGGGCCGGGGGGCGACAAGCTGGAGGGCAGCAAGATCTGCGGGTGGAACCTGAGGGGGCTGGCGAGCGGTTAGGCTCTAGATCGTCTGATTGAAAAGTTCTTCCAGAGTACCGACTCCCTTACGGTCGCGGTTCAGTACGGGGGCCCGTGCATGACACGCGGCTGAGCGAAGAAAACGAGGGATGGTGGGTACTGACATGCAACATGAAGCGTTGGCACCAATTCAATTTGTTGTGCGATTGTTTCTGGCGCTGGGGTTGGGAGCGCTGATCGGGTTGGAGCGGCAGGTCCGGAATCACGAGGGTGGATTGAAGACCAACGCGTTGGTGGCGATGGGGTCAGCGATGTTCGTGATGATGGCACAGACATTTGGAACTCCGGATCGCATTGTGGGGCAGATACTGCCGGGCATTGGGTTTCTTGGCGCGGGCATGATCATGCGGGATGGGCTGCACGTGCGGGGACTGAACACGGCAGCGACAATGTGGTGCGCGGCGGCGATCGGGACGCTGGTGGGGGCAGGAGAACGGGCTCTGCCGGCGCTGGCTGCGGTTACGGTAGTGGTTGCGAATGTGGTCTTGAGGGAGTTAGCGGTTTGGATCGACAAGAAACACGCTGCGAGCGGCGTAAAGGAGGGTTCGACGACGGGGCAGTGAGGCTGGAAACGAAACGATGACGACAAATTCGCCTAAATCTGCATAGCATTTTCAATTGCTTGGCGGATACTCGCGATTAGAGTTAGTATCCCGCTGCTAAGTTTGGTGCAGGAGAGAGTTGTTTTGGGGCGCTTCCGAAAGGGGCGCCCCGATTTTTTGGGGATTTGCAATGCCACGAGGGACGAAGGTGCAGGGTTTTCCTTTGCGCGAAATTCCGCGGAAAAGCAAACGCCCGGAGGCGACGAAGAGCCGCAAGGAACTGATCACGTCCCTACTTTCGAGAATTGAAAGAGAGCTTGACTCGGAGAAGACGAAAGTCACGCTGGCGGACTTCATCCGGTTAATCCAATTGCAACGTGAGCTAGAGCAGGAGGAGCAACCGGCGGAGGTCATTGTTACGTGGAGAGACGGGCCGGAGAGACAAAGCGGCGTGAAATAGAGTATAGCCCGCTGCCCTCGCAGTGGAAGTTTCACTGCTCAATGGCAAGGTTCAAGGGTTTCTCGGGCCCGATCGGATCCGGGAAGAGCCAGGCGCTGTGCCAGGAAGCGATTCGGCTTAGTTACTTGAATCCGGGCAGACAGGGATTAATTGGCGCACCGACTTACCCGATGTTGCGTGACGCGACTTTGACTAGTTTTCTGGAGATTGTGAGTGCGAACGGTCTGCCTCACGCGTTCAATAAGGCCGAATCGGTATTGGTGATGAAGGATACCGGTTCGAGGATTTATTTTCGCGCGGTGGACGATTTTGAAAGGCTGCGGGGCACTAACCTGGCGTGGTTCGGGTTGGACGAGCTGACTTACACGGCTGAGGAAGCGTGGTTGCGGTTGGAGGGGCGTCTGAGGGATCCCAAGGGGTCGCGGCTATGCGGCTTCGCGGTTTGGACGCCCAAGGGTTTCGATTGGGTGCATCGCCGGTTTATTCGGAATCGCGTAGAGGGCTACGAAGTGGTTCTCGCGCAGGCTTTCGAGAATCGGTACGTCCTGGACAAGGTACCGGATTTTTACGATCGGCTGAAGAGCAGCTACGATCCGAGGTTTTTCGATCAAGAAGTGCTGGGCGAGTACTTGAACGTCCAGGCCGGGGTGGTTTACCGGGGGTTCAACCGGGCGCGAAACGTGAAGGTGATGGAAGTTGATCCGAGGTTGCCGCTGTTTTGGGCGCTGGATTTCAACGTGGATCCGATGAGCTCGATAGTGGCGCAGAGAAACGGAGACGAGGTGCTGGTTTTGGACGAGATTGTATTGAGCCGGGCCAGCACTACTGAAGCGTGCCAGGAGTTCCATGAGAGATATCCGAATCATCAAGCGGGAATCGTGATTTACGGCGACGCGTCGGGGCAGCGGTTACAGACCGCGGGAACCACGGACTATCAAATCATCAAGGAATATTTCCGGCGAACGGCATATAGGAGTCTTAAGTTTCGAGTTCCGGCGAGTAACCCGAGCGTACGGGAACGAGTAGCGCTGGTGAACGCCAAGCTGTTCTCGGCGAGCGAAGAAGTTAGTTTATTCACGGATCCGCGTTGCAAGGCTCTGATCATGGACTTTGAAGAAGTGACATTCAAGCCTGACAGCGGAGTGATTGATAAGGATAGGGATCCTAGTAGGACTCACTTATCGGACGCGCTGGGTTACTTGATATGGCAGGAGTACCGGCCGACGGTGGCATTTGGGGAGCAGGGCAACCGGCTGATTTAACAGATTACGGGACGAGATGAACAAAGGCAGCACGAGCTTCGATATCAATCACGAGCATCCGGACTTCGCGAATAAGCGCGCCATGTGGCGGCAGTACCGGGACCTATATTCGGGCGGTGAGCAATTCAAGATGAACGCCGACCGGTACCTGGTGCGCCGCCAGAAGGAACCTGGCGATGTGTACGCGGAGAGGTTGAGCCGAAGCTTCTATGAGAATTACATCGGCTCAATCGTCGACTGGTACGCGGCGACGCTTTTTCGGCGGGAGCCGGTGTTAGCGTTTGAGGGAAATAACGAGCGCGCGAAGAGCTTTTTCGCTGAATTTACCGAGGATTGCGATCTTAAGGGGGCCAACCTTTCGGAGTTCTTCCGGAGGCAATTCATCGAGGCACTGGTTAGTGGGAAGAGCTTTGTCCTGATCGACTTTCCGCGGCTAGGCAGTCCAGCAGGGACGCGCGCCGAGGAGGATGAGCGGGGAGCTTCGCGTGCGTACTTGGTTAGTTACTCCGCGGATGAATTGATCAACTGGAGTTACGACGATCACGGTCATTATCAGTGGGTGGTACTCAGGACGCAGAGCCTTAAGAAGACAAACATTGAAGATCCGGCGTGGGTAAAGTTAACACGCTGGGTTTATTACGACAAAGAGAACTACCGGATTTACGAGCAGTCAGAGCGGGGATCGGAGCCGGGTCACATCGAAGTCGTGTCGGAGGGCCGGCACGGGTTGGCGAAGCAGGCACGAGTTCCTTTAGTGGAGCTACGAGTGTCGGAAGGGCTTTGGCTGGTGAACAAAGCGGGATCACTGCAGCTGGAACACTTCAATAAGTCGAATGCCTTGGGGTGGGCTCTGACGATGGGGTTGTTCGCCATGCCAGTAGTGTATTCCGAACGGGACTGGAACCAAGTGATGGGTGAGTCTTACTACATCCAACTCGGTCCGCAAGACCGCTTTGGATGGACGGAGCCGGAGGGTCACGTTTACCAGATTGCGGCCGACAACCTGGCGCGGCTGCAAGAGGAGATCTACCGAGTTTGTCATGTCACGCACGCGGGAGCGGCGCTCTCGGGGAGCACGGCGCAATCCGGACTCAGCAAACAAAGAGACTACGCGATTACGCAAGAAGTGCTGCGCGCCTACGGCGATGCGGTGAAGGAAGCCATGAAGCGCGTGCTGCGAGCGATTGACGCCGCGCGGGAAGACGGCTTGAGCATCGATGTCTCCGGCATGGACGAATTCGACATCGGCGACTTTGGGACGGAGCTGGATGACGCGGAAAGGCTCTTGCAGCTAGGAATCAAATCGCCGACACTGCAGAAGCAAGTGTTCAAGAAGCTGGCTTTTCAATTCCTGTGTGATGTGAGGCAGGAAGTGAAAGACAGGATCGGACGGGAGATCGATCAACAGAGTTAGGAGTTGAGAGAAGGCACCGACTCCCTTACGGTCGCGGCTCGGTAAGGCGCGCTCGCGGAACGGTAAAGCACGCTCGCGGAACGGTAAAGGCGCGGTCGTGAAGCGGTAAGGCACGGCTTGGAGCCGTAAGTGGCAGTGTTTCGAAAGCGGGAAGGTAGGAGGTTTATGGAAGAGCCGAAGAACGATGGCACGGACCTGCGCCCCATTATTCAAGGGGTGATCGAGGAATTTGTGCGCGCCCAACAGAGCAAAGCAGAGCCTGCTTACAAGGCTGAATTGCTGGACGAGCGCAAACGGCGTGAGGACTTAGAGCGGCGAATGAACGACCTGGTTCAGGAAAACCAGCGCAGCCGGCAAATGGCGGAAGAGGCGGAGCGTAGCGTGTCGATTCGGTCGGAGTTGCAGCGGCTTGGCGTCGCCAAAGTCGATTTAGCGTATCGTGCGGTAAAAGACGATATTCAACGCGGAGAGGACGGGCGGCTGACTGCGAAGGGAGGGCAGGGCGAGGTTTCGGTGCGGGAATATCTGGCGCAGTTCGTGCAAGAAAATCCGGAGCTGCTACCGGCGCGAATCACCGGCGGCTCAGGGATGGGATCGGCGCCTAAGATAGCGGGGAGTGGAGGGGGAATTGATCTGGATAAGATCCGGCCGGGCATGAGCGCCGAGGATTTGGACAAGGCCCGGCAGGAGATTGCGCGGGTAGCGAGCCAGGCGATGCGAGGTCTTTAATAGGCGCTGGGGGAGCAGTCCGAAAGACGAGCAACTCCGGGCAACTTAGTAAAAGGAACAAGAAAGGGAAGAAAAGATGCCAGCAATTACATCAGCAAATGTTTCGAGTGCGATAGTCAAATTGGTTGCAGTGGATGCGTTGCCAGCGCTTGTCGCCAATCTGGTGATGGGCAATTTAGTCAATCGGGATTATGAGCCGACATTGGCGCATTCCGGGGATACTGTCAACGTTCCGATTCCTCCGGTTCTGGTGGCTAATAACATCGCGGAGGGGGGCACGGTTCAGACTCAGAACCCGAGCCTAGGAAACGCACAGATTGTGTTGAATACCCACGCGGAGGCGACGTTTCAAATTCCGGACGTGACGAAAGTTCTCGCGGTACCGGATCTTTTGAAGTTATACATGCAGCCGGCGGTGGTAGCCTTAGCCGACCGAATCGAGTCCGATCTTCTGGGCCTATACTCGCAATTCACGGCGAACACCGTGGTAGGCCTGCCGGGGATGGCTGTCACAGAGGCGACGATAGACCAGGCTGAGACCTCATTGTTCCAGGCCATGGTGCCTGCCAGCGCCGGGAAGTACCTGGTGGTTGATCCTGTCACTTACTCGGCACTGCGACAGATTCCGCGATTCAGCGAGTATTACTCGGCGGGTGAAGCCGGACTTCGCGCGTTGGTAGATGGCGCCGTAGGCAAACTGAAGGACTTCTTCATTTTCCGGTCGCAGTTGGTATCCAAGACTGGCAGTGCGCCGGTAACCACTCACAACATTGCATTCTCGCGGGATGGGATCGGACTGGTCATCCGCAGACTGCCTCAACCACTGCCCGGGACTGGTGCCATCGCCGAGTATGCGGAGATGGGGAACTTCGGACTGCGTGTGGTGATGAGCTATCAGCCGAACACCTTGGCGCAGCAATTCACCGTGGATGTGTTGTACGGGGTGGCGGTGCTCCGCAACACTTTCGGCGTACAAGTGGATAGTTAGGGCGCGACAGGAGCTGTGTGCCAACTAGCGCGCAGGCGAAAGCGCCTGCGCCACCCCAAGGGAGAAACATGGATTTACGACTGTTCTATCAGAAACTGCGGAAGATCGAGCAGGAAATTACCGATCCACACGTGTTGGTAGTGAGCCACGAGACGCCGGACGGCGGCCGAGCGGGACAAAAATCCGAGGTGCCGCGAGGCATTGCCGCGAAACTAATCGTGGAAGGGCGGGCGCGCCTGGCCAGCGCCGAGGAGGTTGCAGAGCATCGCAGTGCGGTGGATCAGGCCAGGCAGGAAGCAGAGCAACGGGCAGTTGCGCAGCGGATACAAGTGAACGTGGTGTCGGAAGCTGACTTTCGAGCTATCAAGAGTGCTTCGCGTCCGGAGAAGCGCTGACGGTTGGTTACTCCCATGGCCCTGTTTACGGATGGACCGATCAATGAAGCGATTGACCTTCAAAACTACGAGAACGCTATTCTTACGGTCGCTAATACCGAACAGATAGATCTGGCGGGAAAAAGCGCACTGGCGCAAGGCGAAATTGCCTCGGAGCTGATTCTGTTTCTGCTGCGGCGGTTCCGGCAGCCGGATGTCCTGTGGACCGTCACTTATCGGCGAACCATTGGTGTGGGTGACGTGGTTGTTACCGATCCTCTGCGCCGCTGGCATGCCCTTAAGACGCTGGCATTGGTGTATCGGGACGCGTACAACAATCAACTGAACGATCGATATAAGGGAAAGTGGGCCGAGTACGAGCGACTCGCCGCGGATGCCGCGGAGAGTTACCTCCAGATCGGAGTGGGACTGGTTTCAGGACCTATCCCAAAGGCCGCTCTTCCGGTACTAACTACAATCTTCGGAAGTGGCTCGGCAGCCACTTACTATGTGGGAGTTGCGTGGGTGAATCAGACTGGACAATCGGGAAGCGCAAGCGAGGCTGCTCAGCTCACAACGTCCACTGGGCAGCAATTGGTGGTTGCCGCAGTTAATCCGCCGCCGAACGCGACGGGTTGGAATGCGTACATCGGGGAAGCACCGGAAGCGACGAGCTTGCAGAACAGCAGCCCAATCGCGGTCGGTAACACGTGGACGTTAGCGGCTGCACTGCAAGCAGGGGCTCCTCCGGGCCGGGGTCAACAGCCAACCTGGTTTCTGGTAGATCAGCGGCTGATTGAAAGGGGCTAGGCGAGTGCTGCAGATCGGTACATTAAGCACGAATAAATTGGTGGGAATTCTTCTGGCGAGCGGAGGGGTCCCGGACACGGTAGCAGCGCTGGCTGCCGAGCAAAGCATAACCCTGCCGGCGATCGCTTCGCAACAGGTGATCGCTCAGAACGTTCCCGCGGATCTCGCGGAGCACAGCACCGTTATCAAATACCCGATAGTTTGTGTCTATTGCAACAAGATCGCCAATGTATTGCGAGAGAAGTTCCGAACGTTTTCAGGAGACGCGGACATGGTAATTGAGGCG